GGTTGACGGAGGACGGCACTCCGGTGATCATAATACCTCGTGTGGCAACACCCTTCTCCAGGGCTTGGCAATTATGTTCTGCTTTGTTCTCCATGAGGCCTCTGTGACTGGTGTCATATTGTCTTATGCTGAAATTGTGGAAAAGTACCACCTCGCTGCGCTGCTCCTCGGCGACGACAACGCAATCGTGGGTGATGAGAAGTTTTTGACCTCTGTGCCCCTCACTGCCCTGCTTGCAAAGCTCGGCCTTGAGCTGGAGCCAAAGGTTCATACTGGGCCTCATGCCCGGTACTTCGCCACATTCTGCTCCGCACGGTTTTGGCCGGTTGCTGGGGGTGGGTGTGTTCTTGCGCCCGGCATTGGCCGTGGTCTCGCAAAGTCCGGGTGGTATGTCAATCCCCCCGCCAACATGGCAGTCGAGCGTCTTTTGAGAGCTGACGCCGTCGGACGTAAGCGTGACTGCAGCTTTGTTCCTTTCCTCGGCCCCATGTGGCAGAAGAACCTCGAGTTGACTACCGCACTCGCTGGCTCAGAGGTGTACACCAAGGAGCTCCGCCGTTCAATCGCTGGCAATGCCCACGTCCAGGGGACGTTTGAGGCTTGTGATGATACGTATCACATGTGTGAGATTGTGTATGGGCTAACACGTGCCCATGAGGACACGTACAAGGGTCTTCTCTCCACTGTCAGTTCTTTGCCCTGCATTGTTGTGATGCCCGAATTCCACCGTGCCATGGTGGTTGACGGCGTCGCTGAGGACAACTATGCCGAGCTTGCGCCTGAGTCCGCGTCTGCTGTCGTTGCTGCCGAGTGCAAATACGACACAGCGCCTCTCAGTGAAGGCCTACTAGCGCGCGGCAAGTCCGCTCTTGAGCACCATTGGCAACAGTGGGCGCTCGCGCTTGGTAAGACCTCTCAGGATGATCAGCTGTCGAGGCAGCGCCCGTCCAGTGTTGCCCCCGTTCTGGGCACTCCGGATGAGGAGGCTGCTTTCGTAGCGCCGTCTTTCTCTGAGCTGCCGTTCTAACTTCATTGGAGTGATGTTTTGAACGGATGGGACTGGCGTTTCTTGTTTCGCCATATCCTGAAAATATCGGAAGATAATAAACATGGGCACTCACTCCTGTTGAGCAATACAGGGGGGAAAACCACGACGCTGGTCACAATGCCAGGTCCGCTGTCTACGAC